CCCGTCGAGATATGTTCTTTCGACGTAGAAAGAAAGATTGACCATCCGACACAAATCCTTTATGTGAAACCGTTCTCTCCTGGGTCGTTCTATTACCCGAAACCCGACTATGTAGGTTCAATCAATTATATCGAACTCGATAAGGAGATTTCAATCTACCATATAAACAATATTCAAAACGGGATGAGTCCTTCGTTCTCGATTCACTTTAAGAACGGTATCCCACCAGAAGAAGAAAGGAACCGCATTCGAATGGACATCGAGCGACAGTTAAGCGGAGCAAGCAATGCAGGGAAATTCATTGTAACGTACTCAGACGGAGGTAACAGCGAAGATTATGGTCGGACACCGTGTTACGTCGCCTCAGATGTTCGGTGTTGCTGTACCGGGTAAGTTAGGGGGCGGAGGAGAGCTTGCGGAGTCCTCAGAGCTCTTCGAACGCAATGTCATTAACCCAGCTAGGCAAATCGTCACAGAAGCCGTTAAAACGCTTTTAAATGCGTCAGGGCTTCAAAGTTCATTGGTTACTCTCTCAACCGAAGAAATCAATCTCGACGCTTCACTTCATTTTCTTTTAGAGAAAGGAGAAGAGGTTGGAGATGAATGGGAATTAATCGATGAGGTAGAAGTCGATGAAAATCTTGAATCGGCAAGAGACGCTCTTTGGGCTTTTGCTTCTCGTGTACCGGGCGACTCCAATAGACCGAGCGAGATGGACAATGACATCGTAAGAATTCGCTATAAATATGACGGTGGATTGAGTGATGATAGTCGAGAGTTTTGTAAGAAGATGGTTCGAGCTCGAAGGGTATGGAGAAAAGAAGACATTCTCGCCGCCGGAAATCTAGCCGTCAACCCTGGGTTCGGGCCAAACGGTTCGGATACTTATTCTATCTGGGAATTCAAAGGCGGCCCTTGGTGTTCCCATCGTTGGATTCGTCAAACATACCTCAAGAAAGAAAACAATAGAAAGGTATCGGTAGCTGAAGCGAAGCGTATCATCTCACGTTTACCGATTGAGGAACGAGAGAAGAACCGAATCAAAAGCGAACCCGCAGGAATTCAAGACATTAAACCTCGCAACATGCCGAACAACGGCTATCTAAACCCTCGATAAATGGCACTTACAGCGGAAGTTCTTTTCGTGAATCCTGACTATCTAAAGCGGATCACTAACATAAACGGGAGTATTGAGGACTCGTATCTCGTGCCCTCTATCATCCTTGCACAGGACAAATACATCCAACTCTATTTGGGGACGGACTTACTTAACAAATTAAAGAGCGACATCTCAGGCGGTACGTTGACGGGAGACTACGCGACCCTCATGGATTCATACGTCCGTAAGGCGACTCTTTGGTGGACGATGGTCGAGCTAATCCCTTCGCTTCATGTGAAGATGGATAACGGGTCTTTGGTTATTCGTATCTCAGAAGACACGACTTCCATCACGCCGGACGACTTACACCGAGAGGTGGAGCGAGCACGACAGAACGCACAATTCTACACGTTTCGTTTGTATGATTACCTCTGCAATAACTCGTCTCTCTTCCCTGAATACAGTTCGAATACGGGAGCCGATATGATACCGCAACCCGCCGACTATTACCAGAGCGGGATGAGTATATCCGGACAAACGAGATACCCGCGCCTCGTAGATTTAAGAGCCTTCTTTGGATGAGAAAAAACCGAAAGACTAACATAACCTTGTTAAAAAAGTTCCTCGATGAACTCGACCGAAATAATAACCACAATACTCCCAAGCCTTCTCGGAATAGTAGCGGTATGGGTAAACCTAAACCGTGAGATAGAGAAGCTCAAGGGGAGGATCATTCGCGTAGAAAGCGACAAAGACGAGTTGAAAGATATGATGAAAGAAGTCGTTAAGGCGGTGCACAAAATAGAATTAATGCTTGCTGAAAAATGAAAGATTTAAAAATGCGATACTTTAAGTTGAGTGAGTTTGACTCACCAGATAAACCGGGTTCCGGTGAGATGATGGATAGAGACTTCTTGCTCTTGCTCGATGAGGCTCGTGATATTGCGGGTATTCCCTTTCGTATAGGGTCGGGATTCCGTACTCCGGAATGGCACGCGGATTTAACGCGACGAGGATACAAGACGGCGAAGAACTCTCCGCACCTCCTCGGTCTAGCGGCGGATATAACCGTCACAAATTCTCGTGAACGTTGGCTTGTTATGGATGCACTCTTAACCGTCGGAATCGTTCGCTTGGGTATTGGTGAGAACTTTATACATTGCGACATCGACGATCATCCAAAGAAAAGCCAGCACATTATATGGACTTACTACTAAAAGACCGAGACATTCATGTCCTCCCTTTGTCGTTTAAAAATGCGGCAGAAGTAAAAAGTATCTACCTCCTTTCGGACGTTCACTTTGATTCTATCAAGTGCGACCGTCGGCTCTTCTTCAAGCATCTTGACATGGCTAAAGAAGAAGGAGCGGCGGTATTTATCCTCGGCGACCTATACGATCTCATGAATATGCGCGAAGACCCACGCGGGAATTACGACTCTTTGCGTCCTGAGCTCAAAGCTATGGCTTATATCGATGAGGTCATTAAAGATTGTACTTCGAAACTCGAACCGTATAAAGACGTCATCAAGTTGATTTCACAAGGCAACCACGAGACGAACATAACGAAGAGACACGGAGTCGACCCAATACAAAGGACGGTCGGCATCCTAAACGATAAAGGAGCGCGAATCGTAGCGGGTTATTATGCGGGCTGGGTAATTCTGAAGTGCGATAAAAACGGGCAAGGACACCGCAAGAGCTACCCTTTACACTATCACCACGGGTGGGGAGGCAACTCTCGACGGTCGAAAGGAGTCCTTAACATTGACCTCGACATGAAAGATTATCCTCAAGCGCGTATCATAGCGAGAGGACACACGCACCAGAAGTGGTATCATCCAGTAATGAGAGACTACTTAACGAACAACTTCAACCACGCGCAAGAAACCGTCCACGTCGTGCAAACGGGATCATACAAAAAGAAAGACCGTTCCATCGGTTGGGAAGTCGAGAAGAACTTCTCTACGCCTCGCCTCGGTGGATGGAAATTTACTATAACGCCTCAAGGCACTGAATACGCAATACAATGCCACGAACTCCACTAAAAGAAAAACTTAAAGACACAAGGCTCGGTGAATGGTTTAGAGAGAAATCTCCCGACGTTTTAGAAGCTATTGGAGAACTCGTTCCAGGAGGTGAGATACTCAAGGCTCTTGGGGTTTTGATTGACCGCTCAACGGAAAGCGAAGAAGAAAAGAAACGCGCTCGAATTATGCTCGAAGAGTTGGAGATACGCGACAGAGACAGCGCACGAAACCGAGAGATAGAAGTTACTAAGGCGACGGGTAAGAGAGACTATATGCAGGCGTTTGTTGGTATCGCCGCTATGTTGATTGGGATAACGATGGTCGTTTGGGCAAAGAACGGAGTCGAGGACAAAGAAATCTTCTTTCATATTCTAGGATTCGCAGAAGGTACCCTCGTCGGACAAGTGGTCAATTATTATTTTGGTTCTAGCAAAAAAGAAGTATCTTAGTCGGCAAGGATAGCCTAGGTGTCCGAATCGCTTAGTGTGCATCGCGCAATGGTGGTTCATGTTTTCTGTTTGTTTAGGAGGGGGACTCGATGGGGTCTCCCTCTTTTTTTCCACAATTCGGAAATATATTTCTGTTCTTGGGAATTTTGTTATACATTAGCCCCGTAAACAAACAAACAAATGGAACAATTTTCAATTCAATTAGATGGTAACGTCTCTCTAGAGATAGACTACGAAATCATAGGCGGCGAGCCTGGAACATACGACACGCCTCCTAGTCCTTCTGATTATTCAATTCAAAGAATTTGGATCGTTAGCGGTTCAAATGTGATTGACATCACAGAGGTCGACCCTTCTTTCATGGAGGTCAACATGAACAAAATCGATTGGGAACTAGAACAACACTTACTCAATGGATGAAATCAAAGACGACGTTCTCAAGTATTGGACTTGGGCACAAAAAGAATTCGAGGGGGAGGATATTGATCGCCTCCTCTTCGAAGTACAAGCATCGATTACTAACCTAAACAGATACATAAATGCAGAATTTAAAAGAAAAGCCCTTGGGAAGAACAATGGTTTGCGTTCGAAGTAGCGTAAACGTCAACCCAGCGAAGTCATTCAACGAATGGACTCAATACTTAGCAGACGACGAAGCTCGATTCGATAGGATATGGAACGAGTTCAAACACTCTATAATTCAAGCACGAACCCTAAAGCCAAACAGAAAATGAATATGATAGTTTACAATCAAGAAATGAGTTATGAGGACTCAGTTTTATTTGACCAGTTCATCAAGAAGGTTTGTATAAAAAACAGAATATCGGAAAAATCTTTGATGGGTAGGGTAAGAGATGGTAGACATTCATACACAAGGCATAGCATCGCTTATTTGTTGTATGTTAGAATGGGGATGAAAAAAATATCAATAGCTCGAATCCTTAATAAACACCACGCAAACATCACTTATTCAATTCAAAAATTCGAAAATGATTTGATTTCGAAAAAATGCTTGTCTTTTTATGATCGCGTTGAACAAGATTGGAATGAAGTTTTCAAGGGAACTGGATATGAAATAAACGAATCGGAGAGACATCTTTATCGACCTAGTGTTGAAATAAAAATTAACCATCGGGTTTTGAATACACACAGCCTCCTCTTGACGCTTGACGATAAAAAGAAAGAAGAAGAGTTGAGATTTTATTGGGTGGATAGAATAAGCAAACAATTACGAAGGAATTTCTCATGGGAGGTAATCAACATAATGACTGGAAGAACTCGTCAATCCTGGAACAACGGAATTAAGAGAAGAAAAAAAATTGTTTCTCAATTCATTAATACCGTTGCGACGTATATGAAAAAAAACGGTTTTACTATTCCGACTGATCAAATAATAGAAGACTTTGAAAACGGAGTTCCTAAGGATGCGGTAGTCAACTTTGAGAGAATCGAAATGTCGTTGAATGAGGTGGCTCCAGTAAAGAACAAAAGGATTCAAACGAAAGACCTTCATAAGTCAATCACGCTTGAAGGTATAACTAATATGTTCATCAACAACGAGTTGCAAGCTAATGAATTTCAGGCGGCTCTTGAGGTGTTCAAAATGATAAAAGAAAAAGTTTAACCCCAAAAACCAAAACAATGGGACAATCTAAAATCAAATCCATTAAACCAATGGGCACATATGAAAGTCAAAACGGCTTGATGTATAAGTTCGACATTGAACTTGAAAACGGAGAATCCGGAGAAGTATCTGCGAAGACCGAAGACCGTTGGTCAATTGGAGACGAGGTAGAATACGAAACGACTCAAACCAAGTGGGGCGTTCGTATGAAGCTATCCAAGGCTGGGTACAATCGTTCGGGTGGGTATAAAGACGACCCCGAGAAAACGAAACGCATCACCGCGTCTTGGGCTATCGGTCTAGCTATTCAAGAAGAGAATGATCCGGAGAAGATTATCGAAGCGGCGGAACACCTCATCAATCTTCGAAACACATTAATGTCAAAGCTATGATTGGGAAAACATACACGAAGCAAGAGGAGGAAATTCTCTTCTCAAGATTGAATAAGCACCTAGGAAAGACAGGTCATGTACAATGGAGAAACGTAAGACCTTTACACGGGCGCAACCTGAAGTCAATGAGTAACCATTGGCAACACATGAAACGCCTATACACTTTCAACGGGAACCAATGGGTCTTGAAGCAACATGATTTGTTTAATCAGTTAAAGCCTACACGACTACTCAAAAAGACAAAGAAGAATGACAAGCCTCAAACAATCCTAGAGAAGCGAGTCGTAGTAAAGAAATCTCTTTTGTGGGGTGCCTATACATTTGAACGTTATGAATAATATTAAATTGTTTTTACTGAGGAACTACACCAGCATCGACAAGGCGGCTAAGTCTCTCAACGTCAACCCGAAAACGGTGAGTAATTGGTGCGGAGGCTCTCCTCGCAATATGCTGAAACATCTCCCCGAAATTTCTCAAACTTGCGGAGCTCCCTTTGCGGAAATCATCGAAGAGGTGTTGATATGTGAAAGGGAGGGGGTCGAATGACTCCCTCTTTTTTTTAATCTTTGACGCATGGACAGAGAATTTAAAGGCGTTTGGATTGACCGATCCATTTGGTTACATCCTGACTTAACACTCATCGAGAAGGCTTTACTCGCTGAAATCGATTCGTTTACTGGTGACGGTAAGAGCTTCTATAAAACCAACGAAACGATACAAGAAGAGTACAAGATTTCACGACCGACCATCTCCAGGGCACTCAAAAAATTGGAAGGACTTGGGTTCATCAAAAT